TTTATTGGCTCCGGGAGAAGGAATCGAACCTCCAAGCCTATTAAGCACACGATAAACGGTCGTGCGTGTTTACCTATTTCACCACCCCGGATTGTTCTTTTTAAAGTTTGTCTAGTGCAGCAATCATTCGAGTCATGCCAATACCACCACCAACTCTAGGGAAGAAGTCATACTTTAGAAACTCTTCCAATTCGTTTTCAACACGTCCTCTACCAAACAAATCAAACAGTAAGTTAGCATACTCACCATTTGCAATTGTATGGAATGTATCTCTCATCTGTTTGATATTTGTAGAACGTTCTGCTGAACCAATAGTTTCCATACCACCTAAGATCACATCAATCTTCTTGGATGTCACACCATCTTCGTATCTGGACATGTTCCAGAACGGTGAGGTGAACTCAGGGAAGTCTTTGATCATTGTAGAACCGTATTCTTGATACATCTTCTTTTCGTGTTCGTCTTCTAGTTCACCATCTACATTATATTCTTTCTGCCACTCAGCATAGGTCTTACCGGTGATATCACCAAATCCCATATACTCACACAGTTCGTGTTCCATTGCTTCAAGGTCATTAATATCACCCGGCATTTCAAATTCAAACATTGGAAAGATTGTATCGTGTCTGCCCGGAATAGCATTAGGTTCTTGTCTGTAAGAAGTTGAGACACAAAAAAAGCCTTTCGAAGAAGGTTTAGTAAGTAATTCGTGTTCTAACCACATCTGACCTGTCTGTGGCAATGGCCATACACGGCCTTCGTATTTGTAGGTGGCAACATTAAATGGGTCTTCACATGCTGCTAAAATGCTAAGTCTATTTTGTGTATGAACTTCTTCGAAACCTTTTTCCATAAAGAATGTTCTTAATTTGGCTTACTGCATTTGTAAATTTCGTTGGATCAATTAACTGTGTCATTTGCTACTCTCTGTTAAAGTTAAGTTCAAAAAAAGGGGGACTGAAATAGCCCCCCCTTGAAAAATATCTATTATGAAATAATCACCGCCGCTGCCAGATGGCCCAAAGAACCCATACTGCCAACAACCCGACAAGACCGGATGAACCAAGTCCATCAACTACGCCTGTCACATTACCAATTACACTTACGCCTTCTGGCATGAATGGAACTGCGCCGAGACCAAGAAGCTCAGCTACGATTGTAAGGGCAAGGAGACTTACGCCAAGTTCAGCAAGTTTGCCGACCCAACCCTTTACGCTAGTAATAATATCCATAATATCCTCCGTTTGGTTTACATAACAAACTTATTTATACATTTGTTATTGACAACTCCTGTGGAATGATATATAATACTCTATATTATGATTTGAGTGATTAGGAGAGTCTTATCATTAAATTCCATTCTGTCCAGTTTAAGAACTTTTTGAGCACCGGGAACAACTTCACAAAAATTGACCTAGATAATGCCCCTACTACTTTGGTTGTAGGTGCCAATGGTGCTGGCAAGTCTACTATGCTAGATGCACTATCGTTTGGTCTATTCGGTAAACCCTACAGGAACATCAACAAACCACAACTAATCAATACTATTAATAGTAAGGATTGTGTGGTCGAGGTGGAGTTCTCAGTTGGCCCTAGCAGGTTCAAAGTTATTCGGGGTATCAAACCTAACATATTTGAAATCTATAAAAATGGTGAGGTTATTAATGAAGATTCTCATTCTAAAGAGTTCCAGAAACTCCTTGAACAGAATATTCTGAAACTAAACCATAAGTCATTCCACCAGATTGTAGTGCTTGGTTCATCCTCTTTCATTCCGTTTATGCAGCTGACTGCTGCTAATAGACGTGAAGTGATTGAAGACTTGCTAGACATTAATATCTTTTCTAAAATGAATATGGTTCTGAAAGACAACATTGCTAGTCTGAAGGATAAGATTCGTGATGCTGCTCATCAGGTGGATATTGTCAAGAACAAGATTGAAGTTCAACGCAAATACATTAGTGACATTAAGAATCTAAACGAGGAAAAGAACCGTGAAAAGCAAACTGAAATCAAGACACAGGAAGATTCAATTGAGCAAGTCAATGCTGAAAATGAAGAAATACAAAAAACTCTTGAGACTAAGTATGATCAGGTTGCAAAACAACTAGAGCAAGCTGGTAATGCATTTCAGGATGCTCGTATAGAAAAATCTAACCTTCAATCGGAGATGAAGAAACTTGTTAAAGAGGATAAGTTCTTTCAAGACAATGACGTTTGCCCGACTTGTACGCAAGAGATTGACGAAAATATTAAAGGTCAGAAGGTTAAAGGTATCGCAGCGAAAGCGAAGGAAATCCAGAAGACGTTTCAAGCGGTAGAAGATAAACTATCTAATGGTAAGTCTACTGTAGATAACCTACAAGACCAGAATAGAAAGTCTATCGAACTACAGGGGTTGCTACGGGATAATAATACCAAGATTAATATGTCTCGTAGATTGATTGCTAAGTTAGAGCAAGAGATTACTAATACTTCTGACAGCAAAGATAATGTCAAACAAGCTGCACAAGACCTTGAAGACTTTATTGATCAGAAAGATGGTTTGATTACAGAAAAGGTCGAACTGTCTGAAGAGTATGACTATAGTAGTATCATTGCGGATATGCTCAAAGACACTGGTATCAAGACTAAGATTATCAAACAGTATCTACCTGTTATGAATAAGTTAGTAAACCAGTATCTACAGACACTAGACTTCTTTGTTCATTTTGAATTGAATGAAAGTTTCTCTGAGACTATCCGTTCACGGCACCGTGATAGTTTTTCTTATGACTCTTTCAGTGAAGGTGAGAAGCAACGCATTGACCTTGCACTGCTGTTTACATGGAGACAGATTGCTAAGATGAAAAACTCTGTAGCAACCAATCTACTTATTCTAGATGAGACATTTGACTCCAGCCTAGATAACGATGGTGTAGAAAACTTGTTTAAGATTATTCATACCTTGGGTGCTGATACAAATGTATTTGTTATTTCACATAAAGGTGAGATTCTGGATGGTCGTTTTAAATCCAAGATGGAATTCTACAAGGATAAAAACTTTTCCAAAATGCGTTAAGAAAGTTCTTGACATTATGTTGGTAATGATATAGAATACAATTCTAACTTTGAGATTATAAAGGTTTGTTATGAAATACAGTGAAGACGCTATCCTAGATGAACTTAATGAATATATATTGTCAACCTACAAAGGGCATTATTCTAAACAGAAGTTTCAGGCTACTGAGTTCATTATTGATTCTGGTCACGGGATGGGGTTCTGTCTCGGAAACGTAATGAAGTATGCACAACGTTACGGTAAAAAGAATGGTCGCAATCGTGATGACTTGATGAAGATTGCACACTATGCTATTATGGCTCTACATGTTCATGATCTAGATGAGGAAAACTTTGATGTTGAATAATACTATGGAAGTTATTAAAAACTTCGGAACAATTAACCAGAACCTTGTGTTTCGTCAAGGCAATGTTCTTCGCACTGTAGCAGATGCTAAGAATGTTCTTGCTAAGGCAACTCTTGATGAAGACTTTCCACAGGACTTTGGTATCTATGATGTGAATGAGTTTATGAGCGCATTCAATCTGATTGAAGACGGTAATGTATCTTATCAAGACAAGCATATGGTGATTGCTAATGGTCAGTCTTCTATTAACTATTTTTATTCTGATATTGAAATGTTAACTAATCCACCTGAGAAAGACTTGGAAATGCCAAGTCCAGAAGTTACATTCAATCTCACGCAAGATATTCTGAGTCAACTTCGCAAGGCTTCATCTGCTCTTGGTCATAAGAGCGTGATTATTGGAAGCACAGAAGATGGCACAGTCACCCTATCAATCGTTGATCCTAAGAACATGACTTCTAATGTGTATACCATTGAAGTTGATGGTGCATGGCATGGTAATATCCATCCTAATGCGCAGCTAAGTATCAACATTGATAATCTGAAACTTCTGCCCGGAGATTATTCCGTTGAAGTTTCTTCCAAACTTATCAGTAAGTTTACTAACGTTAGTCGGCAACTCCAATACTGGATTGCTTTGGAAAAAAATTAAGAGGTATTTTTAATGGAAAACGAAAACGAGTTTCTGGATTTGGCACAGAAAGTCTCCCGTTCTAGTATTGCTATCATCGATGCAATTGTGCAGCGTGGTGCATTCAAGGGAGAAGAACTGTCCACAGTAGGTGGTCTGCGTGACCAATGTGTGCAGTTGGTGCAGAAGGTTGAAGAGCGTCAGCAAGAGCTGGCAGAAGAAGAGGAATAGTATAATGGGTCGTTATGATGATGAAGATGATGGTGTTTACACTGAATACACTTTGACCATGCGTCGGTATAATAATCATGATTGTGTGAATGATGTATCTTCTACTTTTCGTGTGAATGATGAAGACTTGGAAGAAATTCTTGAACATACTTCTTACTTCCTTCAAGGATGCTCTTTTACATATGTCAAAGGTCTAACTGCTGATAAAAAAAGCAGTTAATATAATAGGGGGCTTGACTGCCCCCTTTCTTTTCTATATAATGGTTTCCTAACTCTAGTAAGGAATATTGATGACTGATTTTCTTTTGGTCGAGAAATACCGACCACAAACTATTGACTCCTGCATTCTACCACAATCACTGAAAGATACATTTAATCAGATTGTAGAAACAGGTGAAATCCCTAACATGCTATTCACAGGTACTGCTGGTCTTGGTAAGACTACAGTAGCAAAAGCATTGTGCAATGAACTGAACCTTGACTGGATTCTTATCAACGGTTCTGAAGAAGGTAACATTGACACACTACGAAATAAAATCAAACAGTTTGCATCTACTGTATCATTTACAGGTGGTTACAAAGTAGTTATTCTAGATGAGGCAGACTATCTAAACGCACAGTCGTTTCAACCTGCCCTGCGTGGTTTCATTGAAGAGTTTGCAAACAACTGCCGATTTATTTTAACCTGTAACTTCAAGAATCGTATTATTGAACCTCTACACTCACGGTGTGGTGTATATGAATTTAATACAAATAAGAAGTCTATGGCTGGACTGTCTGGTCAGTTTATGAAACGACTGACTTGGATTTTAGATCAGGAGAATATCACTTATGATAAGAAAGTTTTGGCAGAACTTATTATTAGGTTTGCTCCTGATTGGCGGCGTGTCATTAATGAGTGTCAGCGTTATTCTCTCTCTGGCACTATTGATACTGGTATTCTTAGCCTGCTTTCCAATAATTCTGTCAATGATGTTATTGGATATCTTAAAGCAAAAGACTTCAAAAAGATGAGGTCATGGGTAAGCAATAATATAGATACAGACACTTCTGGTATTTTCAGGATCATTTACGACTCTATGACAGAAACTATGCAGCCGGGCAGCATTCCCCGTGCTGTGCTTATCCTAGCTGATTACCAATACAAGAATGCATTTGTAGCAGATCATGAATTAAATATTGTTGCCTGTCTTACAGAACTAATGGCGGAGGTAGAATGGAAATGAAGCACGAATTAACTCTTTACACACAACCTAACTGTGTCTACTGTGACATGATGAAAGCAAAACTTGATGAATGGGGTTACAAATATAATGTAAAGAACATTCAAGAAGATGAAGCAGCTAGAGCTTTTATTGTGCTGGATGAAAGACATAAAACTGTTCCCCAACTTTACTATGGTCATTTTAATGTGAACAGAGATGTAAACACAGAAGAGTTTACTCAAAACATTTTAGAAGAAAGTCTCCCTAAACATGTCTTCTAATCCCAAAGACCCTTGGATAGATAATTATTGGTCTGAAAAAAGAGATGACTTTTTATCAAAAAATATGTCTCCTGATGAATTACAGTCTATTCAAAGCCTTAAAAAGTCTTTTCTTTATGAAGATAACTTGGCATGGGAAGTCTATAAAGTTGACAAACTAGACCATACTTGGAAATGGGATGTTCCTGATGAATACTGGATGAGTAATAACTCATATGCTAGACCAATGCAACTTGCTATATGCGCATCACTATTTGAACAGAGAAAACAAATGGAAAATCCTATTTGTATTTCTGTATATGATAGTTATTGGTTACATCCCGGTACACATCGATATTTTTTAAATAGAGTTTGTGATGACTTTGACTTGCCAGCATTAATTATTGATACATCCGGGAAGTATAATTACCAAAGAATATTAAATGATTTTAAAGGTGTAGAACCATATGAAGAAAGTTTAGATATTACATATGTAAGAAGAAATAACACTTATATCATAAAACCTGCCAGAGTCTTAGCTGATGAAAGTTATTACAAATTAGAATATAATAATATTGTTAAGATTTTTAATCTTGATTATGCTGTTGATATTTGGTATAATAATCATCACTACATGACGGTTCAAAACAATAAACCTAAAAAATCTTTTAGAGTAAGTGGTGTTGAGGGAATTGCACAATTATCTATCCACTTACTTTGTGATCCTAACTATGAATTTGAAAAGATGTATTATGAACCCATTTGAATTTGTAAAAGCAATCAACAATAAGAAAGATATCATGCGTGATGACCTAGATGAAAAGGCATACAATCCTTTCATGGTCAATCACTCATATTCTTATTTTCCTGAGACTGTACTACTTGCTAATGAAATGAATATCAATCACCACCTTGATTCAAAACTCCAAAATGACTTTTTGCTAAATACTATTAGAAAAAATCCAAAACGGTTCTCCAAATGGAATAAAACTATTGAGGATGGAAGTCTTGAAGCGGTGAAAGAATATTATGGATATAGCAATAG